CCAAGATTTTCTTGATTTAATTTTTTACCAAAGACACCATCCCCAAAAAGCAATTCATATCTTTCATTAGATACTTCCTGAATGAAATAAACTTTTGATTGTGAATCAACATCAAACAAACTATCTGATTGATTGAATACTTCTTCTACTGTGCTTGTTTCACTAGGTTTAACTACAACTCTAATCAGTTGTGTATCAATTCCAGCGTTAGTTAAGATATATTTTTGATTGGGTGTTCTTGGATCAACAGTGAACACTTGTCTGATATAATTACCTTCATGTATTTGTAGATTTTGAAATCTTGCTACTCCATCACTATCTACAGATACTTTTGTTTTTTTATTTGTTGAAAATAGATAACTATTTGATCCAAATGTTCCACTAACCACTGCTACTGGACCTGGCTGTAGTTCAACAGTGGTAATATTAGTGTCTGATACATCTACCTCAAAAGATACAGTGGCAGTAGATGATCTTCTGGATGTTGGAACATATCCAATATTTCTTGCAAGAGAAACAATATTCTCTCTTAATGTTGCACTATCAATGAATACCTCATTGGATAGCATGTTTGCATTATATGATGCAATATAAGTGTTATATGCCAGTGTGTCAATAATCGTTGACATATTGGATCCTTCAAAGTCATAGTCAGTGAAGTTACTGTTTGACTTAAGATAATCCCTTATGGAGATCTTTATCTGATCAAAATTAAGATTACTGAAATTGACTAAAGGCATTTATCTGGTGGATTCTAATGAGAGTGAAAGTTCCTGTGGAGGAACATTTATACCAATAACTGAAAAACTAACAGTTATGTTATAACCAAGTTCATCACTAGTGGTACTTACATTCACATCCTGCAGTTTAACTCTTGGTTCAAAGTTTAAAATAGTGTCTCTTATTTCACTTCTAATTGCTGCAGCAGTTATTCTATCAACAGGTTCAAATAATAAATTATGTACATTTGATCCCAGTGCAGGATTGAATGGCCTCTCACCAGGTTTTGTAAGAACCAGATTTCGTACAGATCTAGCAATAGCATTCGCATTTTTAAGTGCAATCAAATCTCCATTCATTGGATTGATGGAGAATGTTGCACTTATATCTTTGAATGATTTACTTATTCCCTGTACGGGCATACCAATTGTGTAGAATATACCTTATTTAGTGTCAATCGTCATAGATTCTACATTCATCAGCATCAGGTTCCACTTCACAAAAAAGTTCTAGTGCTGTAGGATCATGGTGGTCACCAGATTCAATTTCTTTCTTGTGATTTTTCGCATAAACTTCTAGTTCATGTAGTTCTGATTCAATGTGACGTCTTGCCTGAGGTGATGTTGTTGGATCCTCAAGGATCTTCTTATCTACCTCAATGTGTTTCTCTATTGATTCCATCTTCCTCTGAAGTGAATGATTCGTTAGTATTATTTAACCTCTCTTTAGAGGTTTTCCAGAAATAAGAATCTTGATCTCCTAACCCCATCCTATCATATCCATTCTCCACCTGATAATATTCTGTTGAAACTTTAAAATCAGGAGTCTTTGGATTATCTGGTGTGAGGCTGTTATCATAGATTCTCATCCTGTTATTAGGATAGAGAGCATACTGCCCATTGACAAGTTCAATTAAATTATGTGACTTGTGTTCAGCAGGAATTTCACTGGTTGCATAATCAATAACATCTGGATCTTGATGATAATTATCAATGGTACAGACATAGGTGCCCTTCATGGTCCCATGGTCTCTAGTATAGATCTCAAAGTCCATAGATCCAATAAATTGTTTTTGAATAGAAACAACACCATAATCCATACAATTCCAGAACTGTAGATTCTGTAGTGACATATCAGGATCTGGAAGAACAGGTTCACTCAGGAATGCACTGATAGGTAGTTTATCATACATTGCAGCATAATCAGGAAGATAGGTTTCAAAGTAGAATGCTCTTCCTGGGATACTCTTGGCAGATACCCATACACCCTTAACAAACTCTCCGTGCCCACTCTGATGGTCTGTAAGGTACTCTTTTCTAACCCAGACCTCAGTGTATGGTAAATTGCAGATTAAACATGACATAGGGGTTTTTTGCGGTTTTTTTATATATGTTTACAATAAAAAAAGGGCATCAGCCCTTTCCTTGTCCTCTGTATCTTTTCTCTGCTGTGTTCCTACTTGTGGCAGCAATCTTTGTGTGCTTACCTTTGCCCTGGCGAGATTTTTTTGGTTTTCCAACCACATACCCATCACCTTTCATAATTGCCATATCAAATTACGCGAGTTTTTTCATGACCAACACGAATACGAGGATCACACCAGATCTCATATCCTGCTTCAATTGCATCCAGACAGAAGCTTACATCCTCTCCACACATGTCCTGAACAGCACCTGATTCAAATACCTGCATCTTGGGAGCAAACCATGGATACTTCATCTCTTTGTTCTCAAAGACACCCTTACGAATCATCACCCAACCAAAACCTGTGTAGTCAACAGTGAAGGGCTTCTTACGCTGACTGATGCCATCTACCATCTCATGATTCATGACACCACCATTGTTTCTGAAGTCATCTTCATCCAACCAGTGTGCAACTGAGGTAGTCTTGCCATCTTCTGTGGAATACCATCCAGCAGAGATGGGATGATCCTTGCCTTCAATTTCATTGCCATCCTGATCCACTGCTTCTGCTGGAAATGCAAGATCAGCAAGCTGCCAGAACTTCTCAGTATTAAAAATAATATCACTATCAATCCACAACTGCCAGTCATAGTTCAGTTTGCCATCCCAGGGAATCTGGTCTGGTCCACGCAAGACATTTGCACCAAGGCACTTGCAGCGTGCAAAGTTTACCATGGAAGAGTAATCCTGACTGATCTGAATACTCATTCCATTCTGCACCATGTCAAAACATAGTTGCACAAAGTTCTTCAGAAAGGTATATGATACTCCACGACCAGGTAAGCAGAATACAATGGTCTTTCCTTTCATTCTTGCTTTAATAGCATCATAGTCCCATTCAGGTCCATCACCCTTCTTTGTCTTGGGCTTTGATGCCTTTACAGTAAATCCTTTTGCCATTGGGAATAGTTCACTCCATTTCAATTAGTAGTATAACAGTATATCTATACAGTGTCAATAAGAAGGTTCTTCACAGTAGTTGGGGGTTATCTCTACCATTTCATATGATAGATCCTCCTCTGCATAATCAGTCTTCATGAGACCAACCATGGCTTTGAGGTCCCTCCACTTATCTTTAAACTTCTCTGGGGTCAAGCAGGCATATACACATTTGTCCTTCAAGTAAATATGGTAAAAATTTTCTGGGCAAATTTTTTTCATAAGAATGGATATGCTTTTTGAATTATATATTGACATTAAAAAAGAGGTATATTAACCTCATGGGAACACACTTTTGTAGGTTAGGGAAGTATGCCTTTTTTCGTAGGGGGGGTCACTTACACCACGCCACCCAGGGCACCACAAATTACCACAGAAAACACTGTGTTAATTCACAATAATTCACAACTGTTGGTATTCACATAGGGGGCACACATGGCACCCCCACAGTGTATCACAGAGGGATCAGATTGTCAATGAAAGTGTATCAGTAAACTGCAGTAATTGCCTCCAAGATTAACAACAATTCTGCCCCAGATTCACAAGATTCCAGTGCAGTAATTGCATCAGAATAGGTCATGATAAGTGTGTGTTAGTTAGTGTGAGATTAGGCAGTTTTAAGTCATACCCAGGACTAGTAAGTTTAATGAATTATCTGTTCTCTACCCTTACATTATAGGGGAGACTGCTGATAGTGTCAAGTGCTATGTGTGGGTTCTCAGAGTGTCACTGTAGTCCTTGACTTTTGGGAGACTGTGTGATAGACTGCTGCCTAAGATCACTAGTCCAGAGTACCTTTGGAGTACATTCAGAGCACCTTCAGAGTACCTTCCAAGACACTATACAATAAACAGAAACATATTTATAAACCCTTTTTTAATGTATATTAAAGGTTAAATGTGCTGTTTTCTAGGTACATTCACTCAATCACATTAGAGGGAGGTTGGAGTAACCTATTGATAGATTCTTGCTTGTCTAATGTACTCTTCATGCTGTTGGGGATGTATACATTCACAAAATATAATACCCCTAACATACACAGCAAATACACAATCAGTGCTTTCATCATATCACATACTCTCCTGTAATTGTTGTTGCAATTCTGCTAATTGTTTTGATACATCTGACATTGCAGACCTGGCATATCCTGTTGCATAAGGATAACCTTGGTCTTCAATTTCTGGTGCTTCATAGCAGACATTGACTGCAGTATTTAATCTATCAATTATGTTGGAAAGTTGCTCATTGATTGAGTACATTGAGTTGTAGTTTGATGTGGTTTGCATG